TTGGACGTAAGGTTGAGGTTGTGTATAAACAATTGGAGGTTGTTCAACAACTACTGTACGAGGTTGGGCGATTTCATAACCAATCACTCCACCAATTACAGCTGGAGCGACCCAACCCATACCATATCCGCCACCGTGATAGCAACAACCGCCACGATATCTAAATCCTTCGTGTGCTTGAGCTGTTGCCGATCCAACTAATGCTAACAATGATAAAGCAAAAACTATCTTTTTCATAATATACTCCTTAGCGTATACTAATATAACGCCTTAGACTAATATTTAGTTGACTTATTTGGCTTCTTTACGAGCATTTTTAACTGCTGTAACGTCGTTGCGTGTTTCTTTACACAATTTAGCCAAATCTTGACAATGTTTACGAACACGAGTACCAGCGGCACCTACTTCTTTGTCATAGAATTTTTCGAAGTCTGATTCCATTGCTTCGATGATTGCAGTGAATTCTGCGTATTTGTTTGTAGCCATTTAATTCTCCTTTAGGCAAGTACCAAGTACTTATACCTAGTGTACAGGGGTTAAAAATAAATGTCTAGTTAATCGGCAAAAACATTTGGACTGCCGGCTGTGATAGCACCGCCGTCTGTACTATCGCCTACTCTGGCTACTCCAATACCGCCTACAAACACATTTCCCGATCCGGCATTTATTGCCGCACTATGGGGTACGCATACCTTGCCACTTTTAATAGTATGGGGAGACGTGGGATTGCCAATGCACTCAATAGGAATGCCATTGGCAAATACTTTGGATCCGGCACCTGTCGGACCAGTTATAGTCGTAGTTGCATCACAACCATGTCCAGTGGTTGTTGGATCGCCTTGTCTTGCTACGGCTGGCATTATGCTAGTTTGATCCCTGTTGTTTGTTCAGTGTAACGATCTGCGGCATCTTTGATAGTAGGTGCTAGAACCATTACTGTACTTCTATTTATAGTAACTTCTGCATCCGGATCTGTGGTAAACAAAAATGGTACTAGACCAATGCCATCTTTGGTTGCTGTCAAACATAATGGTTTCTTAACTCGAACACCTAATACACCGTCTTCGACTAATTTGGCTACAATTTCTTCACCAGCTGTTGTTTTGATTGTAACTACTTCGCCCTCGGCGATACCTTTATTAATTAACATGTTATACCTTTTCAAAATGTTTCTTGAGTTCAGTGAACCCGCCTATATAATTATCGTCTAAAAATATCTGCGGCAAAGTTCTGGCTGTTGGTACTGCTTCTAATAGCTGTTCTTTGGTCCAATCTTCTTGAACATTTCTTTCTTCGAATTCAATGCCTTTCATTTCTAATAAGGCTTTGGCCTGTACACAAAATGGACAGGCATTTTTGCTCCATACCACTGCTTTCATATTCTTTCCTTTTTACTATTATAACGCAGGTAAGGCATCGTAGTCAATACCTTCACTCATTATGCCAATAACGTAATTTGTTGATTCACTTTCTTGTAGTGCTGTTTGTTTTTTACTAGTATCAACATGTTTGTTGAACCACGGAATAGGTGTGCTACGAGGTGCGGCTTGTTGGTACTTAATACCAATATCTTTAAGTGCAGAAACTGCGGTGTAGTCCACAAAGTCTTTAAGAATGTTAGAGTTCAAACCAATTACTGGACCTTTCTTGAACAAGTAGTCTGACCATTCTTTTTCTTCACGTATAACGTCCAGGTATAAGTTATAAACTTCAGCTTCACATTCCAGTTTAGCTTCAGCAAATCTTGAATCTTCTTTGACCACTTGATTGATCAAATAGGCTGTCCAACCTTTGTGTAGCAATTCGTCCTGTAGAATCAAACTGATAATGTTGCCATTACCAATAAAAATCTTGTTTTCTACCATAGCGAGAGAAGTTGCAAATGATACCATGAAGCGGAAGGCTTCGAGGGCGTAACTAGCATTAAGAGCCAACCAAATGGCTTTAATATGTGTTTGTTCATTGATTTTTTCTCCGGCTTCCTTGCGACAGTTGATAACATGAAGGGCATCGTAGTAGTTGCCTACACTGGATGCCATGCTTACAATCTCTTCTGTATCATGGATAGTGTTGAACACATCTTTGGGCACATTATAGATGTTACGGATTATGTGACTGTAGCTCTTGCTGTGGATGTTTGTTTCAAAGAAACCCCAGTTGTACATAAGAGCTTCGACTTCTGGTAAGGAACACACTGGAGTAAATACCTGCGTTGGTCCACGACCTTGAAGACTATCAAGTGCTGTTTGACGTAATAAATTGCTGGTGAAAATATGTTTAATCGCATCGCTCGCATCCTTAAAATCATTAGCGTCTTTACTAAGACTAATCTCTTCGGGTTGCCAGAAGAAGCCTCGGGCTGTCGCTTCAAAGTCTGCAATCTTACGATATTTAGTCTCCTCAAATCTCTGTATTGTGACTGGACCTGCTGGATCCAGAAACATCTTGCGATTCAAATAGTCTGTCTTTGTCTGTAGGTTATATTGTGCTTTTGACATTTATTTTGTTCCTGGGTAAAAAGTTGGACTGTAGTAGTCAATTTTAATTCTGTTATCTTGATAAGTGCAAGATATTTCTTTTCCGTTTTCCATAATAACAGTCATATCATCATACACACAAGTTACTTTGTAATTTATTTCAACTGTATCAGATAAATTCATATTGCTTCCTTTAGTTCTTTCCATTCTACAATTTGCAACTTTCGCATCCCTCTTCGTCGTCAAAATTAATGTGTTCAAGTGGCATATCTGGAGCAATCTCATCATCTGCCTTACTACCTGCTTTATTTACAAGGCTATAATAGAAGGTCTTGATCCCCCACATGTGTGCTTGCATCAAGTTCTTGGCAATCAATGTAGTTGGAACTTTACGATCCGCAAAATGTTTGGGGTTATAAAAAGTATTCACAGAAATAGCCTGGTCCACATAGGCCGCAAGCACTGCCGCTGTCTTTAGGTAACCATCACAGTCTTTCTGTTCCCACATAAGTTGGTACTTGTTTTTAAGTTTATGATATTCAGGAACCACTTGTGTAAATGATCCTGCTTTGCTTTCCTTAGTACTGATCAAACTCATGGGCAACTCAATTCCATTAGTGCTGTTTATAACAACACTACTGCTTTCGACTGGGGCAATGGCCATTAAGGTTGCATTGCGAACTCCATACTGTTTCATATTAGTACGTAAGGTTTCCCAGTCAAGTTCAGGTGTGAAGTCTGCTAGTTCATTAGCACCTTCAGCTCGTAGTTCCCAGGGGAAGATCCCCTGGCCGTAGCGTGTCTGACTACTATGTAAGCACGCCCCGCGTTCTTTGGCCAACTCAACAGTAGCTTCTGTCAAGTAATAGGCTTGATGCTCCATCCAAGATTTAACATCTTGTAGTGCATCCTTTTCTCCATACTTCAATCCACGTTTGGCATGCCAGTAGGCTAGGTTAGTAACACCAATGCCCAGGGGCTGTATTTCATCGTTGGATAACTTGCTCTGGATTGATAGGAAGTCTTGGTAATCAAGAATGTTACATAGGCTACGCTGTAGAATACGGCAAGCACGACGCATGTCTTCTGGATTACGGAAGGCTCCCCAGTTGATGGATCCCAGTGTACATAACGCTATGCGACCTTCAGCGTCATCCAGACGTTTGAAACTTTTTGTAGGCAAAAGGATCTCGCAACATAAATTTGACTGATAGATGGTATGATACTCAGGATCAAACGGACCTTGATTCTGTACGTTGTCGATAAACACTAGATAGATACGACCAGTGTCTGTACGCTCTTTAAGTATGCCTGACTTGAATACTTCTTCTGCGCTCATAACTTTCTTACGTAAGTCTGTACGATTTTCGTAGGCTACATACAGTTCTTCAAATTTCTCTGTGTTACGATAAAAGGCTTCATATAAGTCGGGTACTTCATTCGGATCAAAGAACGTGATATTTTCTTTGTTCTTGAATCGTCTCCAAAAGAATTTGCTAAGGACAACTCCATAGTCCATGTGTCTGACTCGAGTTTCCTCTGTACCTTGGTTGTTCTTAAGAACAATAAGGTCATCAAACTGATGATGCCAAATGGGATAAAATACAGTAGCACTTGCATTACGAATACCTCCTTGACTACAACTGCGCAAATCTCCGAACCACTTTTTTAAGAATGGTATCATACCAGTATGCATGATTTCGCCACCGCGAATTGGTGATCCTAGTGGACGTAAGCGACCAATTTCTAAACCGATGCCAGCACGTTTACTGGCATACTTGGCCATCATCTCCCCACTAGCAAATATGCTATCCAAATCGTCGTCACTGCGGATAAGCACACAACTAGAAAACTGTTTAGTCGGAGTGCCAAGCCCAGCCAAGACAGGTGTAGCAAGAGTAAACAAACCATCGGATGCCGCTTGATAGTATTCTTTAATGTAACGCATCCTTGCGCTGTTGGGTTCTTCCCGATGGAAGACTGTAGCTGCTGCCACAATATATCTAATCTGTGGAGTTTCATAAATTTCCTTTGTTGCACGATTGCGTACCAAATATTTTTCTATCAACTGCTCGATGGCTGCATATCCATACTGTTCATCTTTTTCGTGATCCAGCATGTCATTCATACGGTTCCAGTCATCTTCTGTGTACCATTCAAGTAGTTCTGGAGTGTACAAACCGACTTCAACATTTTTCTTAATGATAGTGTAAAGGTGTGGAACTTCGTAATCTCCATACACGTCTTTACGTAGCATTGAAAGTCTCTGTTTGCCTGCTACATATTGATAGTTAGTGTGTCCAACGTCTGGATTAGATTCTACATCAATTAAGTCTACTACAGCACGTAATGTGATGTTGTCAATTTCACTGGTTGTAATGCCATCGTAAAAGTGCGGTTGACTTTTGATTTCGATCATTGATTGACTAACATCTGCTATACCTTTACACACTTTGGCAATTTGTGCTTGCCACTTTTCTACGGCTAGTGGCTCTCTGTTTCCGCTTCTTTTAATTACTGTGATCTTGGTCATCGCTCTTTCTTTAAATTGTTATTGGGTGTAATATATTATATCGTTTTAGGAAGTATTTAGTGGCAGCAAAATGACCGACAAAACTTATTCGCAGTCAAAGGTTTAAGGGGGTTTTTGCTAGGATTTTTCAAACCGAGAGACAATATCTTCATCGCAATTGAAATTATATGCGTATTTTAAGAAATTGTCTATCAGTTTGGTTGTGAGAAAGAAGCTGTGTATGAATAACTCAATTGTCCTCTTTCGTTAGGTAATTTATTTGTGTAAAATATTCCAATTGAAGTAGGCAGACCCACACTACTATCTGAATACGAGCTGCCGCTTGCATCTAAGTATTGAGCAGAGAAATCTAACGCCACAGATGTTTGCGAGCCATCACCAAGTGTTCCATCGCTACCAGCAAAATTATATCCATCACTTAGTTGAATTGGATGGTTTACACTAAATGGTGAGCCTGGTGAAAATGTAGCAGAAATTGTAATTGTACCTTTACGTACATACGATCCTACGGTACTATTATAAGTATAGTCGATATTGTATACTGCATTACCAATTGTTTCACCTAATTCATCTGTGCATACTGGTAGTCTAAAAACAAATTGAGGACCAATGTTTGATGGGCTTGTTGTACATACCAATCCTGAAATTTGTTCAAACCCAATAGTTTTATATGTAACGTTTCCTCCAACTTCTGGAATATATGGAAAAGATGTTAAGTTAGTTGAATCGAATGATGCAGCTGTTCTATCAGAATAAACGTTGGTTACAGAATTATTATTGGTAAAACAATAAATTTGTGGGTACAACGAATTTGTGCCTCCATCATTACCTACATTATATAATTTAGTATTAGCTACAGTATTACCAGTGCCAGTACCAATCAACACAGCTTGTCTTCTAACATTATTAAAATTTCCATTAATAATTTGATTTTTGTTATCTGATCCTACAGTTAATTGATCACTAGTGTGATTAAATTGCGAAGTATAATTATAACCTAACACAAACCCCATGTAAACACCGTCGACGTATGGATTTTCAAACACATTGCTATTTGAAGCTCCTGAAGAGTATACACCAAATGTAAAGTTGTTAAGGATAACATCTCTGAATATGTTATTTTGTGTTAGCACAGCATTTTTGGAATTTAATGCAATACCTGTAGATACAGTATTGAATACAGGATAACTAGGCCCACCGATTAATTTGATATCTTCAAACAAACTATCACTAGTTGAATTCAATTCCAACGCGGTGTTATCGCCAGTAGTAACTTGAATTGTTAAACCTTTTAAGTGAATATGTCTAGCATGGTTGGACGATGTAGGCACACCTTCTTGATTTAACGCTCCTTGAGCCGCAGGATCGTTATTGGTTGTATTGAATCCAAATGTTGATATATCTGTTACAGTTTGTATAGCTGCACCAGTTAATGCCAATTCTAAAGATATTCCTGTTCCAGCACCTATTGGACTTGTTCCTGTGTTTGTTAACGAAATGGCGCCTGTTCCGGTAATAACAGTTGATGCCACGGCTTGATTTGTACTAACTAAAAATGTATTAGATGTAATTGAAGCTAAAATGTAAGTGTTTGCAGGCACACCAGTTCCCGACAACAGTTGTCCTGCTACAACTGATCCAGAAATTGTTGCAGATACAGTTAGTAAACCATTAGAAATACCAGCTACAATAGATCCAGTAAATGTAGATGATAAAATTATACCAGTACCTATAATAGTTCCACTTGCTGTCGGAGTGTTGTAGGTATGGGTGGGACAGGCAATTTGCCATGTACTTCCAGAACCTAATCCATCAATATTTTGTACAATATATGTATTGGGAAATATTCCAGGTCCAAACAAAATTTGTCCTGGTTCAATGGTTCCTAAATCCAAAGCACCAACATGTAATGTTATTCCAGAAATATAACTGTTAGCCAATGATATGCTAGTTGCTACAGCATTGCCTCCTGGTATATACGCATTACCTATAGCTGATGATCCTGCCAAATTTGTAGTAACATTTGTTACATCAAAGAATGTAATAATAGGATAATTGTCTTGTGTAGTTAGGCCAGTGAAAGTGACTGTAGGGTTATATTTGATAATTGTTTTATCTGAACCAGCACCGACAATAGTAGTATAACTAGGAATATAAAGTGTGCGATTAGTATTGTAAATACCAGGAGGGATAGTTAACACTACACGTCTAGCTACCGCATCATGTGTTGATTGACCATAATTATCAACATCGCTGGCCTTTGTGCTGTTTCTATACAATTCATTTATGGTATGTTGCAAACTGTTTGTAGCATCCACATCAGGTTGTATATTAGAAGTAATGACAACACCAAAGTCATTGGTGTTTACATTGTCGTCGAGACGCTTTTGTATTGATCGTTGTACAACTTGTCCAGAAATAGTACTAGTTTGAATAGTAGAATCATCAACTTTGTATGTGTAAAAAATAGAGTTAATTAACCCTGCTTGGCTAGATAAATCATTAGTTGTCAGTATTTTGGTATTGCCAACGGCTGGTGCGCCTTCACCGACAGAGCCGTTACCAATGTATAATTCCTGGGTATCTATTGCCCAAGCCATTTCGCCGGATGCTAACTGTGGTAGCCCTGTACCTTGATTCGCTTGTCCGCGACGTATTTGAATTCTTGAAATTTGATAAACGGCCATCGAAAGATCCTCTTATCGTATATTTATGACTTGTTGGAGACAAAAAAGCCCTAGATAAACTAGGGCTTATATTTGAGTTAATAATATTAGGGTTTGCTATCGCCAAATGTCATTGATGTAGCTGGCCACACAACTGAATGTGCAATATTAACTGATGTTGGAGTGTCTGAACCGTATGTATTAACCGGACTCAAACGTTGAACAACTTTAGTTAATTCAGCGGCAACTGTAGTCGGGCTAACAATTCCTTCGTCAAAACGCACGTCTAGTACTACAGAAATAATATTCTTGCTACCACTAGTACTAGTAAAATAAGCTAATGGATTAATCTCTTTTACAATGGCTTCAATAACGCCATCTACTTTAGCATCGCTGCCGTAGCTGTCTTGGGCAGTTAAATCTACAGCTGAATCTGAGCTGTTAATAACATAGATATTGTACAAAGAACAATTTGGGGTATAAAGTGTTCCTGCTTTGGTGTTTGAGCCGTTAACTCTTTCGAATGGGGTAATTAGTGACATCGTCAATCTCCGTTTGTTTTATTTATCAAGTTAGAGCGTAGTATTGCTCGACCCTATCCCACCACTTGCCTTCCCAGTAGCTGAAATCTTGGGGTTTTAGAATAAACTCTTGATATACGGGCACATCAATCATTTCCAATTTTTCGTTCATCTTAGGGCTAACGCACATTAGGACCACGCCCTTGTGTATGTTAGTTCCATGTACTTCATTATGGGCCAGTGCATAAGCTGTTAGCTGTAGATAATAATCTTCAATCCACTCTTCTTTCTTGGGCTTGTTAGTTTGTTTGTAGTCAATAATGGATTCATCGTTTAAATGTAAACCGCAACCGTCAGTTGTCCCTGCATATAATCCTGGATAATATAACGGAACTTCTACCCCCCAGATTTCGTTTACATTACATAAGCCCTGTGATATAACAACTTGAGCCATAGCATGACTTTGTTTACTATAAGGATTAGTTCCTGGAGGTTGTATAGCACCTGTTTTAACATAGTCCTCTAAGAACTTGTGCATACGTGTACCACGTCCTGCAGCTTCAGTTACAATTTCTTGTGCTTTAACTTCGCCCACTCGACGTTTCCAAGCCATTAAGGCTTCCATCTTTTCTTTGGGTTTTGTTTTGTCAAGAATGGTAGTAACGCTAGGAACTTTACTGCCATCTGGTGTTGCATATAAACGCTTGCCTTCTACACTTTCTCTACTTATAGGTGTGTAGTTAAATCTTTCTTTGAGTAGGGTCATAGGACAATTATATAGTCTTAGATCCTAAAGGTCAATTATTTCATTGCTCGTTTTGTAGCGTTCATCGCGGCTTTGTCGATTAACTCAGGTTTTGGTTCGCCTTGCTCAGGTTTTGGTTCCTGCTCATCTGTAGAAACAACTACACCGTGGCCGTCAAAACGACTGACTAATTTTTTTAGAACAGGATCTGAATCCCAACGTGCGGCAAAGCGATCGTAGTCGATATCTGGACTACCATATTCCTTACCTAGTTGATTGATTGCATCCCACGTTAGTGGAGCCTGAATATGCTTGTTATTAGCATCGGCTTGTAAAGCCCTTAGTGTTAAAACTAAGGGGTCTACACTTTCACGGATTGTTTGAATTACTTTTTTTTTGAAGCTAATAACATGCCTAGTCGACGACTATAGTCGACGCTTTCACGTTTTTCTCTGCCTGCGGCTTCTGGAGCTGGGCCAGCTGCCATGTCTTCTGGAGCACCCATCTCTGGAGCACCCATCTCTGGAGCACCCATCTCGCCTTCTGCACCGCCCATAGCTGGCTCAGCACCCATTGTTGGTGCTTCACCGCCTGATACTAATGCTAGACCAGTTTGTAGACCTTGACGACTTGATTCTAATGCTGTGTAAACAGATTCTAGTGCTGGCTTAACTGCCTGTTCATATTTAGAAGCAACATCGCTTCCTAGTGTTTCTCTTATAGAGTCCATTAATTCTAAAAGCTGTTCAGCTTTTAATGTAGCTGTATCTTCTAGCCAACCAGTAACTTGGTCAACCATATCTTTAGTAGCCATAATTACTTTGGCTTTTTCTTCTTCGCCTTCTGCGAGATATACAATGTGGCGTGCCACACTTTCTTTTAGATCATATCTTGTTGTTAATTCTGCTTTTAGTTCTTGTTGATCTGTTTCGCCTAATTCGATACGTTCAATAGCTGAATCGATCCAGCTTTCAGGAACGCTATGATCCATAGCCTTTTTACGAATGCTAGCAAAATAAATTTCTTTACCTTTAGTTTCACCATACTGTTTTTTCATATTGGCCTTCATATCTGATTTGTCAAACTTTTTCTTCAATGTTTTCTCTTTGGCCTTGTCTTCAGGTTGCATTTCACGTTCCATAATTTCCTGATTTACGCAATCTAGCATAGCACGAGTTTTTTGATAATCTGTGTTCTTTTGCATACCTTCGTAGCTTTCGCTAACTTCAAACTGGCTAATTTTTGTACGTAGTTTATTACGTGCATCCTCTAGCTGTTCCGTGGTAAATTGCTCTAAGTTCAATTTATATCCGAACTTCTTTGCTAGGCTTTCGTTTAATGCCTTAGCTGTTACTTGTTTTGAAATTTCTCTAATTTGCATGGTGGTATCCCTAAGCTTCTATTGTATGTATTTATACGAAACTCCACTTAAACATCGTGGAAATCTTGTCCTTGAAATAGTCGGCACGTTCTTGACTGTACTCTATTCTATTCAATAAAACCAGATATTTTTCGTAATCTTTGGCTTTTTTGATGTTGTGTTTGTATATCTGATTGTCGCTGTAGCTAGCCCAATATTTGTTGTCTAAATGCTTAATTTCAAAGAACTTATTCAAATTTACTTTGCTATAGGCTTTTGCCGCCATTAGAGCTGTAGTTTTAAGATAAAATTCTTCTATAATTACACGACTGTTTTTATTGTAGATAACCCAATTGCCTATATCATTACGTTTGATATTAAACTCTTTGTAAGATATGCTACCGTCGGGCAACACGCTTATAGGTAGTGACTTGTTTAATTCTTCTTCAAACTGACTAGCCAGCTCTTTTACAGCTTTGGGTTTTGATTTATTTTGTTTTTTCATTTGCAACTACCATAGGATCTTTCATTCCTATTTTAGTTATCAAACTTTTACGAATCATGGCCTGGACTCTGAATTGATCGTGTTCGCTAAGTTGACTTATTCTAACAGGATTTTTAAGTTTTTTTAATAACTCAGATTCCTCATTAGTGGTCCAAATTTCAAAACTTGAAATTAATTCATTAACTTTCATTTTATTCCTGCTATTGTAAGCCATTTATAAAGTTCATCTGACTCTTTAAGTTTCTTTTCACTGATAGTACTAACAGATCCTGTACTAGGTCCACGGTTAGCACGTTCGTAACCCTTATCGACTACTTGATCAATATAGTTATCACTAGCATCTCCGCCGACATCATGATCGCCTTGACTAACTAGATCTTGGTGTGTTTCATCAATTTCGTCAAGAAACTTTTTAGTCATATGATGTGCATGATATTCTATATCTCCAGGATGTACGCCGTGTTTGTGTAAGAAATGTATGGCTTTTTGAAACACAGCATCTTCATCTCCTGCTTCATCACTATATGGGCTGTGTTCGCTGTGTAACCAATCATGATAATGTTTATTCTCCGGATCATCTCCTTGAGATTCAGATGCATTAAGATCTTTAACATTAGCACCCACTGTTACTTTAGGCACTTCTCCTGCGCCAGCATCTGCTACAGCTTTTGTATCAACAGCCACAGCTCCGTCTGGAGTTGGTTTAGCCATTGTGTCTGGTACAGTAGTACTAATGTTAGTTGAAGTGTCAGTATATGTTACTGTCTTTTTTCCAGGATCAACTGCTGTTACTTTGGCGTCTTCGCGAAATGTTATGTCTTTAATTTTCATTGTGTTCTCCGAGGCTTAATTCAGCACTCTCTAATTTGTTAATATATTTACGCAATTTTTCAATCTGTCCCCTAGCTCTAAGCAACTTGAAAGCTAGGTTTTCAACGCTTTGCTCGCCGTTTGCTTCTAGTCCTGCTTTACGCAATCTTTTTAAGTCATCCATAGCTTGTTTACATTTATCCAGATCTCCGCTACGTATAGCACTATTAATCTGCCCTGAATAATTACGTGCTTTGGCTTTGATATCTTTGACTGGAACTGTGGGCTCTTCGTGCTTAGGTTCTGTAATCCACTTATTATCCAATACGCTGTAGATACCTGCGCTATGGTGTACTTGGCTTACAGGTTGTACATATAGTTCTACTGGTATGCCTTTAATCTTTAAATCGTAAGTATTATTGTATTGTATTTTTTGTGCTGTAAATAATTCGTTGCTGTTAACTACAAGATGTAAATCTATATCACTATACTCGCTATAATTATAGCCAGCACTTGAACCGCTAAGTGTTACATCTTTAAGTTTAAGATTAGGTATTTCAAGAAACTCAATAAAGTTCTTGGCTATTTTTAATAATTGATGGCGCACTTCTGTACGCATAGAGTTGTCTTCCCAAATAGCCGGGTTCAGCTCATGATGATGAGGATTTGGATCGATTAATTCTGCTAAGTTCATTCAGTATTTAACTGAATTAGATGCCTAGGAACTTTAATATGTGTGGAAGATTCATAGTGTTTATCCAGCCTGCTCCTACAGCAAATGCCATTGCAGCTAATGAATACTTGACCCATTTGTCTTTTACTGATTGTAGTTCTTTGATTTTGCCAGCTAGTTCGTCGTGCTGTTTAGTAGATTCTTCGCTCATGGCTCTGAGCTTGTCTGCTAGCAAATCGCGTGTGTTATCCAAACAGTCGTGCATGTCCTTGACATCCGATTTGAGGTCGTCAATCTTTTCTTCAATCTGATGTACTTTGGTTTCAACTACTGCCACTCGCTCAGGTAGCGTGGCCAATTGTGAAACTGCTTCGGTTGTCTTTGTCGCTGTGCGGGCCATCTAGGCTCTCCATTAAAAGTTTAAGTTCTGCCCTGATATGAGCATGTGCCTAACAAATGTATAAGTGCCTAGTTAATGATTGTTTGCCTACAACTTTATTTACTATAAAGCAGTCAGTAATAATACTATGTTTTATTTAGCGAAGAATGTTATGTTCTTGCCTGGGTCAGCTGTGTTGAAAACTGCGTATTTTTGATCCATCAGTTCGTCCAAGCCGTCAATGTAGGGCACTAGATGAAAGTCATCTTTTAGAAACGCTACAGGATCGCCCTCACGCTCATACAGCAAGTCTCTGTCTGTGGTAAAGTCAAAGCGCCATACACGTATAGGCTCTTCGGTATCAAATCCAACCAAACTGCCCTTTAACTCTACTACTACTGGACTTTGTGTAAATGTCACGTTGGCTCTAATGCCCAGGGTCTGTAGTACAGTTTGAAAGTTCTGTTCCTTCCAACGTAGTGTTTCCTTACCTGGGTCGGCTCTAGTTTGTCCAGTGTGGGTTATATCCACCAATGTGTATAACTTGTAGTTCATACATTACTTAACCAACTTGCGAGTAATATCTATAACATCTTGAACTGTTTTAATGTGTTCGTGGCTGTCTTCTGGATATACTATTTTGAAACCATCTTCCAAAGCAATAAGTATTTCCAGTGCATCTAAACTTTCTACACCTAGATCATCTTTGAGTAATTTGTCAACGGTAACAGCTTCAAGTTTTAACCGTAACTCATCTGCTATTATAGCAATAACTTGTTGTGTAATATCTTTCATGTTTTTCTAAAATTCATTAATTGAGTGTCATCGTGGTCCGTGGGATGAAAATCTTTACGGAAAAAATGTAACACTTTGATCCATGTTTCTCTAATTACACCCTTGGGGGCAAATAACATCTGCCAAGCATCTATAGCTGTTTGAAGTTTCCATAGCTGTTTATCAGCATGTAACAACTGAACTGTTGTTTTACCAACACTCCACACATACAGCATTATAGCAAATATCAATGCCAGTTGTCTACGGATCGTTTTGCCATTTATAGTTCGATATACATCCATGGTAACTGATTTATGTTCCACTTCCTCAATACTGTGCCATCTCCATATATTTTCAAAGTGCGGATCCATTCGTTTTAAGAATGATCGATTTTGTAATGAATGAGCCCCAGTCAACGCAGTGATGTGTTCACAAGCCACAGTGATAGCTAACTGTGATCGTGGACTAAATGTTTTCTTTATCCATTCAAATCTACGGTCACTTGCGTGGGCCATATCACCAGCAGGAAATCCTTGGTTGTCTAACCACTTGTTGTATTGTTCATGGGCGTAGGTATGCCATATTTCTTGTTTGACAAACTCAGCGACTTCAGCCTTTAATACCGGATCAGTGACATTCTCTCTATGTTGTTTTACAGTAGATATAAAGAATCGTTCAGCTGAAGGAAACACAATGCTTTGTGCATTTAAGAAATGTGTTTTGAACGGACTGTTGTCACACCAATAGCGTGGAAGGTCTTGACTCCAGTCGAGTCTTAGTTGATAGCTTTCGAACATACGATATTTATCGTAGCTTATGCTCCAGAATAGCCACCGTGATAGGGATTGTACAAGAACTTGTTAGGTGCTCCTAACAATGCTGTGCTGTTTGACCAAGC